CCGGAATACAGCGAGCCGTACTTCGACGCCTTCGAAGCGAACGCTGTTTCGAGCGAAGCGAAGTACGCAGACTCAGTCTCGCCGACGTTTGGAACCCGCGTGTTGCCGACCCAGCCGCGATACTTGCCCGCGCTTGCCATGCCAGCGAACGCGAGATCGACTGCATCGAGAATGTCAGGATCGATCGCGGGCACAATCTGACAGAGCTCCCAAAGCACTTGCGTCGCTTTGAGCGCAGCGAGCGCGGGCGTCAGGTCCGCCGCGTTCGAGGAAGGCGCGAGCACGTTCAGCAGCGCGACATCGCCCGCGATGAGCGTGCCTGCGGCGAAGTGCAGCGTCATGCCGGTCGTGCCGATCGCGGCGGTGCTCGCAGTGCCTAGCGACTGCTCCGCGGAGAACGTGCGGCCTGCATCGAGCGAGTAGATGTATTTGATCCCGCTGGTCGCGATCGTGCCGCCCGTTTTGACTTTGAACACGATCTCGTAATCGTCGACCGGGGTGCCGCTCTGCGTGATGACGGACGTGCCTGTGACGCCATCGACATCGATCGGCTCGACAACCGCGAGCGCGCTCGCGTCGCTCTTCACGAATAGAACAGGGCGGCCGTAGAGACCCATGTAGTGCGCAGCGGATTCGATTGCGCCGCCGTCGCCGAAGTTCGCTTGAATGTCCTGGATGCGTCCGAACGTCGCGGGCACGTTCGGCGTACCCATCGACGTCGGGCCGACGATCGCGTGCAGTCGCCCAGCGCTGGGAGGCAAGACGCCGAGCGCGCCATCGAGCTCGGTGATGATTACACTCGGTTGTGTCATGTCTTCTTTCCTTGGTCAGATTGCAAACACTGCAGCGCGCTCTCAGGGCTCATCGGGATCAGGTGGAAGCTCTCCGGGCGGGATGCTCACGACTTCGGTATTGCCTTGCAGCTCGACCGGGATTTCAGCGCCAAGCGTTGTGCCGTCATCGATCGCGTCTTGCGCTGCGTCGATGATGCCGCTGTCGCCGTTGACGGCATCGAGCACGGGCGCCTGGATAGAGGACACAACGCGCAGCGTCGCGCCCCATCGACGTTCGAGCTTGTCTGTTAGCCACTGCACGTTCCGCACTTGGAACGTTCCGTGTGCTGCGAGATAGACAGCGCGATACCACTGGTCGTGGACGATGCGCGCGATGTGGTACTGCTTCTGCTCGTTCTCCGGGTCGCTCGGATCCTGACCCGTGATGTAGACAGTGAAGAACTCATCGAGCATCGCGAGCGCGCGCGGCACTTGACCGGGGTTGCGCGGTGGAAGGATGTTGCCGGCGCTCTGCGTCGGGTCTCCCGGCACCCACGCGATCCGCGTGTTGGTCGTCATGTGCTGCGCGGGCACGCGCCAGCCGAAGAGGTTCGGGACGGGCAGCCCATCGAGCGCGAAGCGCGCAGTGACGGCCGCGAACAGATACTCGAGTGCGAGGATCTGGCTCATCGCATCACCTCGAGAAACGTTTCATCGAGCGCGAGCTTGATCGCTGCAGCCATGCGCGGCGGCACGCCGTCAACGGGAAGGATCGTGCGCTTCTGACCGCCCTTCACGCGGCCCTTGTGATGGCGCGCTTCGACGCCGACCACGCGTGCGTAGATAACGGAGCCGACCGAAGCGACGCGCAGCGCTTGAGCTGCGTGCTGCAGCGGCTTCTTACCGTCCAGCGTGGGCTTCCACGGGTGGCCCTCGGAGCTCACGCCGCGCGCGATCGTTCCTTCGATGTCGCGGCGCACGACCTTCGCGACGCTCGGCGCAGCTTCCTTGCCGAGATCCGTGAGCGCATAGATCTTGTCGATCATGCCTTGCAGCTCCGCCATCGCGGCCGCGTTTTCCGGCGACGTAGTCATCGGAACGTGCCTTCCCCGGCGGAGTCTTCATCGTGGCCAATGTCCGCTTGGATGTCGTACCAAACGTAAGGCGACTGCTCGCTGTAGCTCTGCGGGAACGCGCGCACGATGCCGCTTGCATCTGTGTCCGCGCGCAGCGGCAGATCGAACAGTCCTTCGTTGCTGTTCGCTGCTTCTGTGAGCTCGCGCATCGCAGCATCGGCTGCAGCGCGGTAGTCGATCATCTGCTCATCGGTCGACACAACTCCGCGCTTACGCCAGCAGCGGAGCGTCACGAGGTCAGTGAGCCAGCGGGTGACTGCGATCGGATACGGCGCTTCGAACGGCGCGGCGTAACGCTTCGCGAGCCGCGAGTCGATGTACGCGGATGCCATCTCGAGCGCCTTGTCGACCCATCCCGTTTCACGCAGCTCGATCTCATCGACGAATGCCGAAGGCATGTCCGTCGTGAGCTTGAATGCGGCGAGATCGAGGTAAGCGGTCGTCATGGCGGAGCAGTCTTCGAACGAGCGTCGGCGCAAGCGCACGACGCCGCCCCTATGCGGCGTCGTGCTTCCGGATGCGTGTTGGAGTTGCGAGCGCGAGCGCGCTCAAGCGTTCAAGTCGCGGAGCACTTGAAGAGCAGATACGGGTGGCCGTTCATGATCGAGTTGCGGCCTTCAGTGAGCCACTGGTACTCGCGGATGCGCGCGAGCTGCCCGTCGTTCTGCGGGCCGTAGTACAGCACGGAGAACGGCTCTCGATTGATGTAGGCGAACGCGCCGAGTTCGTTGTTGGTGATCTCTTCCACTGCGAGGTAGTAGGTCGTGTCGCTGCCGCCGAACGCGCTCCCGAGCTCGGGCGCTTCGACGGGCTGCCCCAGGCCGAAGTTGCGCACGACTGCTTCGACGTCGCCGCTGCCGGCAGCGCCCGCAGCTGCGAGCTGCGCGATGAACTTCGCGTTTGTGATTTGCTGCGCGCGCGCCACGAGGGCGGGCGGGATGAGCATCGCTGCAACGCGAAGGAAGCGCGGATCCTCTCCGTTCGGCATCTTCAGTCCGCCGGAGATGTACGCGATCGCTTTCGCGACGTTCGCTACTGCAGCTTCCACGCTCACGCTCGAATCGATCGGAACTGCTCCGGGGTAGATGCCCGACGCAGCGCCCGTAAAGATGTTCGCGTAAACGCCAGCGTTGACGTTGAAGGGATTGACCTTGTGCGACGCGTTGAAGAACGAAAGCCCGTCGTAGGTGTTCGCGTTCGCGAGCAGCGCTTGAGCCGTCATCTTCTGCGGCCAGTAAGCAGCATACGCGCCCATCTGGCGCGACCAGTGCGTGGCGAAGTCGATGCCGTTGCCATCGACGTCTTCGAGCTGCTCTTTCTTGATCTTCAGACCAGCGGCTGCGTTCTCATGCTCGACCTCGGTGGTCTGAGACACGATGTCTTCGAACTCAACGTTACCGCCGCGTCCGGTCTTCTGGATGCGCGCGGTGTCGAGCAGCCACGTAACGCGCTCTTTCTTCGCTCCGGACGTCGGGCCTGTTTTGCAGACCGTTTGCCACCAGAGCCTGCTTGTGAGTCGTTCGTATTCGCGCGCGGTGATCGTGCGCATATTCGACTCGAGATCCCAAAGGAATGACGGGGTGAGCGTTGCCATCTGTGTTGTGTCCTTCCGGTTGTGTCAGACGCGCGCGCTCTCAAGCCGCCGTGTCGTACGCGAAGTAAACCAAGACGCCCTTGGCGGCCTGCACGTCGAAGACCATCCCGGCCTTGGTGGTGACTGCACCGTCCATCGTCACGGTGTGGTTGTCCTTCATGTTGCAGATCTTCCCGCGGTCGGTGATCGCAACTGGCGTGCCTGTGTCGTTGTCCAACCACTGCAGCTGGATCTCGCGCCACATCTTCACTTGCACCTTGATGATGCCGTCCGCGATCTTCGACTCGTGCCAGTAGCCGATCTGCACGGCGCCCGGCGCGTTGATGACTTCGCCTGTTGCGTTGAAGGCTGCGACGTTGCCCTTTTCGCAGACCTGTCCGGACTTCACCACGAAGCTGTAGTAGCCCCAGTGAGCCTCTCGAATCGTTCGCTCTGCCATGTTGCCCTCGGATATGAGTTGTTAGTTGTTAGACTTGCGACGTTGTGAGGGCTCAGGTTGCGGGGGTAGAGCCAGCGACAGACTTGGGCTTGGTGACGCCGAGCTGCAGCTTGTAGGTGCTGCTCTGCACGCCTGTTGCGTCACCGACCAAACCCATGCGGCGGTCGAGCGCTTCTTTCTCGCCCGGCGGAAGGCGCGACACGTTCGGATCGCCCTCTGCTTCGCCGCGCGTAGGGGTGGGCGTGTCGTTGCCGCCGCCAGCTGCGGAGCTCGCGCGCGGGTTCGAGGCGAGCTTGCCCGTCAGCTTCGGCATGCTCGCGATGTGATCGCGCACCAACGTGAGTGGCGCTTTCTGCAGTAGCTTGGTCATCTCCGCGGACAGGTCCGGCCGCGATGCGAGCAAGCGCGCGCGCTCTTCCTTATCGTCGCGCTTCTGCAGCTCCGCGCGCACTGCTTCCGAGGTCTTCTGCGCTGCGATCGCGACGCGATACGCGGCTGCAGCTTTGCTCTCTTTCTTCGGCGCAGCGGCGGGCGGCGGATCATCATCATCCGGCTCGACATCGCTTTCAGCTTCGGGCTCATCGTCGCCCGCTTCGGCATCTGGATCCGGCTCCGCTGCAGCTTCCGGCTCTTCTTCGCCTCCGCCGTCCACGGCGTTCAGCGCAGCAAGCGCGCGCTTCGCGGCCGATGCGTTTGCGTCTTCGCCCTTCGCTGCATCTTCGAGCGCAGCGCGCGCAACCTCGTACGGTGATTTGTCCGCCATGGTGTCTCCTGTTGCGTTCGCGCTCGCGAGCGCCAGCACGTTCGAGAGGCTTCCGAGCTGGTCGGCGAGCCCCACACCCACGGCACTTGCGCCGTGGAAAACTTTGGCCTGCAGGCCGCTAATCGCTTCCGTGCTCAAGCGCGGACGCAGCTCCGCGATGAGCTCGAAGAAGCTCGCGCCCATTGAGTCGACGATGCCTTGCATCTGTTCGAGCTCCGCGTCGGTGATCGCTTGCTCGGGGTGCCCGTCCGCTTTGCGCGCGCCGCTTGTGATGAACTGCACACGCACGCCGTTCTGCGCGTTGCGCGCGCTCACGTCGCAGCGCTCGACCAGCACGCCGATCGAACCGATCAGAGCGGAGTCGCCCAACACGATGCACTCCGCTGCGCTCGCGAGCGCGTACGCTGCGCTGCAGCAATCGCCTTCCGCGAATGCGAGCAGCCGCTTGCCCGCTGCGCTGCACATCGTGCGGAGCTCGCGCGCAGTCTCGAAGCAGCCAGCGACTTCACCGCCTGGGCTGTCGAAGCGCAAGATCACCGAACGCGCTGCGGTCTTGCACGCCTCTGCGACGCGCGCGCTTATCGCTTCGTACGAGTCGTAACAGTAGTGCGCGTGCTGTTCGAGCGGGCCGCGGATGTCCACGATGACCGCGTCGCCGATCTCGGAGTTCGGCGGCGGCGAACTATCCATGAAGAACAGTTCGAAGAACGCTTTCGGCGCGATCGCGAGATACCCGCGGCGCTCGTAACGCATGGCGATCTTCTGCGGGCTCATGCTGCCTCCGCGGGTGCAGCTGGTGGCTGCGGAGGTGCTGCGGGCGCGGCGGGCGGAGTTGCGGACGCGGGCACGAAGCCCTGGCCCACGCTGCCCATGAGCTCTTCCGCGCCAGCTTCATCGACCAGGAACGCGCGTTTGATTACTGCGATGCCTGCATCGCGCGGGATGAGCCCATCCGCGACGGCTTGGATGATCTCAAGTAGCGACGCGATCTGCGCTCCGTTGAGTGCGGTGTCCTGCGCTGCTTTGTCGGATGCGATTGCGTTGTCAGTCGGGGCGACGTCGCCCACCGTGCCCGTGTCGCTGGTCGACGTGGACTTGCCGCCTTCGATGACGCGCAGCTTGGTCGGCTGCTTCTCGGTGCCCGCGTCGGGTACGCCGTCGCCGTCGTAGTCGCCTTCGAGCGGCACGCCGTAGCGCTCCGCCATCGTGCTGACATCGAGCGCGAAGCCCGCAGTGGCGAGCGCTTGCTGCATCTGGATCATCGCGTTCGCGAGCGTGAGAACACTGTTCGCTTGCGCGTTGAGGTCTTGCGGCGGAGTAACGTCCCATTCCATCGCGGCGCTCATCGTCTCGATGGCGTCTTCGCCGTACTGCAGCGCGATGTAGACAGGGATGATCTGCGTGTTGACCGTGTACGCGAGGCCGTCCGCAGTGTCTTTGATCAGGTCCGCGCGGATCGCTTTGTGGATGTCCTGATTCGAGAAGCCAGTGCCGCCCGTCGTGGTCACGACCTGGCCGGCGATCGCGATGATGAACTCTTCGTTCTGTTGCGCGATCGTCTTGTTGAACGAGTCGAAGCCGCGCCCGTTGCTTTCGAGCAGCTGCACGCTGTATCCGGGCGTCATCCCGAAAACAGAGTTGATGCCCCACGCCATCACTTGCTGGAAGAAGCTTTGTTTCTGCGCCTCCGCTGCGCCTTGCGGTGCTGTCGCGACGCGCGCGGGGTTCGCTAGCTTCGACTCCCAATTGTCCTTTTGGAGATTCGCGTGTTCCTTGCGGATGTACGCGCGGCCGATGCAACGCCACAGCGCGTGCTGCCACGGAGCGACACGACCTCCGGGAACGTGAAGCACCCAGCGACCATCTCCAGGTGTGACAGGAAGACGGCCAACAGCGCTGCGATAGTAGAAGCGGTTCTCATTCCAAACGTATTGCAGATACTGCGGGTCGAGACGTACGAGCACGGGGTAATCGCGGCCCTGCACTGGGAGCAGCTCGCCCACTGCGACGCCGCACAAGATGCCGTCCGCGGCCATGAGAGCGAGCTCGCTCGGCGGGCACATCTCATCGAAGCGCGAGCGCACAGACTCGTGACCTGCCTCGAGCTCGCCGACGATCTTCGGGTCGCCGCGGAAGTGTTTGGGCAGCCGAACGAGGCCGCTTGTGCGCGTGGAGAGAACGCCGGAGAGCACGCCATCCTTGCGCGCTGCGAGCATCAAGCGACCCGCTTGACTCAAGTCACCTGAATCCGCGAGGCGCTCCGCGACCTCGAGATCGCTCATGTACCAACGGATCTTCGAGATCGTGGCGGGCACCAACTGGCCGCCCAGCGCTTCGCGCATCTGGCGAACGTTGTCGCTATCGATGTCGTAGGCGTAAGTCGGATTGTCGTCGGGCGCGTAGGTCGAGATGCCCATGAGGGCAGCGCGCGCAGACTGACTTATCCGCTGAGTGATGCTCGCCACGCGGCCGATGTCTCACAAGAGACTGGTCACGTGTGCAGTGTCTACCTGTTCGTATGTCCACGAAGCGGCTGATCCCAGTGCGCGCGCGTGATGCCGTAGCAGTGCTCAAGGGCGGCGCGCGCACGTTCGGACGGGCGTTTGTTGCCCGCGGCCCAGTCACTTACGGATTGCTGCGCGACGCGGCAGCGCCCAGCGATGTCGGTCTCGCTCGCGAGCTGTAAGAGCGCGAGCAGCGAACGGCGGCCACGCGTGGACGTCTTCAGCTTTCCCATACCTTCATCCCTTCGTAGGGGTCGAGCACGTGCTCCATGCGGTCGGAGTCTTCAGTGTCCGCTTGCATGCTCGCAGGCACGTCGGCGAGCGAGAGCGGCTCCCAACACGACATCGCAAGCGCATCGTAGCGATCGGGCGAGCGGCCGAGGATCTTGCGGAGCTTGTCCTTCGCGATGAGCTTGACGCGGCCGCGCTGCGTGAAGAGCCACTCGAGTACGTGCAGCTCACGCGCGAGCTTCGCGTCTTCGAGGATGGCGCCGCCGTCGCGGAACCAGATCTCGAGGTTCGCGGCGAGCTCATCGCGGACGCGGTCGTAGACTTGCGGCTGGCGGATCGCGCCGTCGCTTGCGCGCAGCGACACGAGCTCGAAGTCGTTCGGGTGCAGCGCGACGTGCGCATTGAGCGCTCCGGAGAGCTGCGCTCCGATCGAGCCTTCGCGATCGATCACAACGACCGGAGTCTCGCGCGGAAGTCGCAAGCGCTTGATGACGTGAAGCAGGAGCGCCTTGTGTGCTTCATCGTTGAGGCCGCGCTGCGCGATCAGTTCGAGCATCTTCAGCCCGCGACGCGCCACGAGCACAGTCTCATCGCCGGTGCCGCTCTCGCCGGCGGGGTCAAGCCCGATGTACAAGCGGCCCGACTCTGCAGTGTCAGCCCAGCGTGCCTCCGCTTGGCCGATCGCGTGGATGGTGAATATCCGGCCTTCTTCATGCAGCGCGTGCTCGCCCTTCACGCGAACGCGATAGAGCGCGGACGTCTCGCCCCATTCGAGTTTTTTTTCTTCGACCCACTCACGCGTGGCGAGCCCGGGGATAAGCAGCTCTCCGCTCACTGCGTTCGGCGTTTCATCCGACGATATGCGGAGCGTCTTGTACAGGTGCGCTTTGCCGTAGAAGGCTTCGTAGAACTCGCCTTCGTTCTTCGTGCCGTTGCTGAACATCACGATCTTCGCGCCGCCTGCGCGGTTGCCTTCGATCGCTTGAAAGATCTCTTCAGCGACGCCGCTAGCTTCATCGACGATGTAGAGAAGATGACGGCCGCTCACGCCGGACACGGCCTCTGCTTCGCGCGCCGTGAAGCCCAGCACTTCGCGAAAGTCGGGCGTCTTCAGTCCGGTTCGCGCAAGCTCGCCCTGCTCGCCTTCGATGATGGTCGAGTGCGGACACGGCTTGCGGATGATGAGCCCGTCCGGGTCTTCGAGCTTGCACGCGATGCAACGCCCAGAGCGCGAGCGCAGCATGCGCAGTTCGCGCCAGAGGATCTGGTCGACCTGTCGCGAAGTGGTCGACGTCATCACGACACGCGCGTCTTCGAACGAGCAGAAGAACCAGAGCGCGAGCCCCGCTGCGCTGTGCGACTTCGAGACCTTGTGGCCCGAGCAGATCGCAACGCGAGAGTGATCGCGCACCGCTTCGAGTACTTCCACTTGGCGGTGCCACGGCTCTACGCCGAGGATCTTCCGGAAGAAGTCTACGGGGTCGCGTTGAAACGCCGGATTCGGAAAACGGATCCGGGTCGACATCGAGAACTCAAACGCGAAGTGCTCGAAGAACGCTTCGCTGAACGACACGCGCGGCGCGCGCAGCTGAGCCCCGCGCGCGAGCGGCTTCGAGAGCGAGCGATCAACCAGCTGCACCATTGGTCGGCGCCTCGTCGCCCATGTTCAGCTTCGCGAGCGCATCGAGCACAGCCTTGGCGGCGATCGGGTACGGAAGCAGCGCGCGCGTGAGCGCATCGCGCAACTTGATCCAGCCGGGGTGCTCTCGGATGTAGCGATCTTCCGCGAGCTCGGCGGACTGCTCGAGGCGCGCGCGCAGTGCGAGGATCTGCGCCTCCGCAAGCGCGAGCTTCGTTCGCTCCGCGTTGGTCAGCGCTGGGTGCACGCGCTGCTTCGAGATCGTGTCGAGTAGCGTGATGCAGTGATCGAGCGTGGACAGTCGGCGCGGCGCAGTGACGGGCAGCGCGTCCGGAAGCTTCGTGCCTTTCGGCTCGATGTCCCATGCTTCGATCGGGATGCCGAACGCGTAGTGCATCTTGGCGCGCGCGTCCGCGTTCGGCTGTCGCTTCCCAGTCTTCCAGTCGTGGATCGAACTGATAGTGCGGCACTGGATCTCTTGAGCGATCGCAGCGTACGAGCCAGTCACGTGAAGGAACATGCGCTGGCCCTCCGTGCGGATGACTATGCCGCTCGGGATGAACGGCACGGGCTCGGTGAACGCGTTCGAGTCTTCCGTGCGCTGCTCGGAAGTGAAGGTGCGCGCCTTCGAGGCGGGCGTCGCCTTGTGCGGACGCTTCGCCATTTACGATAGGACTTTCGGATCTCGCTTCGTGTCGGGCGTCTTCCATGGACTGAACGGCCGCTCGGTCTGCGGGCCGAGTGCCGCTGCGATACGCGCTCCGTACAAGCGCGGGAACTTGCGCTCGAGGTTCCACGCTGCAGCCTTCCAGTCGCCTTTGATGGGGCCGATCGCTGCCATCGAGATGATGTTTTGGTTGCGCAGCGCATCATCCGCGATCGCTCGCTCGACATCGATCGCGAATGCTTCGTAGCGCTCATCGCCTGCGTTGCCGGCGTCGATCCAGTTCTCCAGCGTGAGCGCTGCGATGCCGACTGACTGCGCAGCGTGCGGCTTCAGCGCTCCGCGTTTGAGCGCTTCGACGATCCTGCGATGTATCTCGAGGCTGTACTTCGGCCTGCGACTTGAACCCGGTCCACCCATGACGTCATCCCGCCTTTCGTTGCGGCTGCAGTTCGTTTCCGTAGCAGCGCCAGCCGACGCGATGACGGCGCGCGAACAGTTCCGCGTACGGTCCCTCCGCTAGGCGCATCGTGATCCAATAGAACGCGTCCGGCTTCGCGCTGTGGCGGCCTACGGGCGCGAAGAAGATCGAACGCTGGTCGTGCACGCGCACCTTCGCGCGTCCACGCGTCGCAATCAAACACGTCTCATGCGCTGCGCGCGTGTAGCGCCCCATGCCGAAGTGCAGCGCGCTGCTGGTCGAGGTCAGCTTCACCCACACGAGTTCAGCTTTCACTTTGAAGCCCCACGCTTCAACAACATCGAACGCATCTTGCTGCATCGCGGCGACGCGCCACATGAACAGAAGCGCGTCATCCGCTAACGGTGGCAGCGCGAACGCGCAGAGCTCCGGCGTTGTCATGCACGGGTAGTGCTTCGCTGCTCCGCGTCCGCGTCCGGGCAGCTTGTCCCCAAACTTCCACGGCGGGTCCGCAACTAATACCCGCGCGGGTCGGGACTTCACGTGGAGTCGGTTGGTCATTTGTCGAGTCGCATTCGTTTATTTTTGGCGGAAAAATAGGCCGGAACGCGCCATCAAG